AAACGATTAGAAGTTGATTAGTTTGTGTCTGTATTGGCTATCCATGATGTGCAGATGACGCAAGGGTGGGGGCAGATTGACGATGATCCCCCACCCATTTTTTGCGCAAAAAAATGGAACAAACTATAAAAAAAGAGGATATCAATCTAATGCCAGAAGAATTTAAATCGCCTGTTGAAGGTGCTAAATTTGTACCTGTAGAAACTTATCAGATAAGAGTAGCAATAGGGGAACTCGACTATACGTCAGATTTAATATCAGCAAATTTTAAATCATCGTTGGGTACCGGATATCAGACCATGAATCTGGTTTTTGAGTTAGACCCGACTGATGTTATTATCTATGAGCTATATGGAGGGCAAGAGATAAAAGTAGCCATTATTCTACAAAGAGAAACTGCCGAAATAGGTCCAAGGATTGATTTAGATTTAGTTCTTATAACATCTGATTTTCTACTAAATGAAAAACAAACAGAGTCAAGTAGTCAACAAAAAGATAGAGGGATACTCTCAGTAAGAACTGTTGTTCGCCCAGCATATCAAATAATTAATAGTTTGGTTAATGCAGTTTTTATCGGAAAAGATCTCAATTCAATAATTACTTCATTAGCATCTTCTGTTGGTGCTAAACTTGTTTTTGATTCAGATGGGAGAAACGATTCTTCTATTGATCAAGTATGTATTCCTCCGACTACCTTCTATAAAATTATTAAAGAATATGATAGAAATAATCCAGAAGTATTTGACGGGTTTCTTGATCAAAGGTTTGGATTGTTTAATGGGGTTCCTGGAGTTTTTTGTCAATTCGATAAAACAGTCTATATAAAAAATTTAACTTCAAAGATGAATAAAAGTCCTGCCTTTACAATATATCAAATGGCCACAGATACTGAAACGAAAAGAATGGAAGAAATTATTAAGAAATCAACTGATGGGGAAACATTCTATACTTACGATACAATTCATACAGATTATGCTGCTAATGCTAAATTTGCTTCTTTGGGGTCAAATATAAATCATATTATTAAACCAAAAGATACACTATCAGCAATATTAAATCAAAATTTAGAAACTGTTGCCGAAACATATGGATTGATATATCAAAATAAAAAAATATTCAAAAATTCTGCGATTGATCGTAAAAAATATTATAACGAAGATACAGGAAATGAACTTGAACAGACCATTTTTAATTCACGATTTTCTAGACAGATGGCAGACCTATCTACAATATCTATAAATTTAGAACGAAACTTACCAGTACTCGGATTAATTCAAGTAGGAGAGTGTGTTGATTTTAAACCACTTATAGTTGATTATCTGAATTTATCAGGAAAGTATATTCTTTGGAGTGTGGATATAAGGTTTACAAGGCCAAGTACATGGGAAACTGTTGCATCAGTAAATCTAATCAGAACTAATAAAATATCTGGTCAAGAAGTTAAACCATATAAGGAGAAAGAAACTCTTGCTATTGCCTTGTTCAACGAAATTCAGAATGGGAAAACTTTAAACGAAGCTTTAGCACAAAATGCAACACCTGCTAAAAAAGATATAAATTGGGGGCGTGTGGAAAGATTAACTAATCAAATCAACAAGCTTCAAGCAACTATAGATAAAAATTGTGGTGGTGTAGTTGAAGCATTAAGTCCATCTACTAGAACTAATTGTCGTTTGTGGAGAAACGAGCTAGATGCTGCTAAAGTTGCCCGAGCAACAGAAATGGGAACAACTCAATCTGATGCTGAAGAAATTCGTGAGGAGCGGAAAAGAACTAAAATCGTTATTCCAACAGATTCAATAAAGGTTGCAGAAAACAAACAAGCTAATATTAAACCATTTCAAGAAAAGTCAGCAGAAGAACTTGCTGAGATAGCTAAAGATCAACAAAGAATAGACCAATTACAAGATTGGATTGAAGACTGCGATGGGCTTATATCTGTGGACATTCTAAATAGAGGTTGTAACCATAGAACACAAGCAAGAGATAGAGCAGAACTAGCCAAGTTACTTGCAAAACAAAAGAGTCGATAACTATTTTTTAGAACAAAAAATAAAGGAGTAGTCTATGGAAGAAGTTATCGTTACAAAAGACGATGAAATACAAGTTATAGCTGACGAGTATGTTTCCGAATATTTGAAGTGTAAAAATTCTTTTGAATATTTCTGTGAAAACTACATCCTAATTGAAGTACCAGGACAGGATGCTCTTTTAAAACCATATCAAAAACAAAAAGAGTTAATACATCTAGTTGAAGAAAAACGTTATGTCTTGGTATTGAAAAGTCGTCAGATAGGTATTTCTACGATTATTCAGGCATACGCCGCCTGGTTAGCAGTCTTTTTCGATAATGCAGTAATTGGTATTATTTCTAAGGATGGAAAAGAAGCTACTGACTTTGCAAGAGCAATTAGAGGAATGGTTGAAAAACTACCTGATTGGATGAAACCTCCAAAAGGTCCTCTCGGAAAAGGTTTTGCAAAAAGAACAGAGCAATCATTTATCCTTACAAATGGAAGCAAAGTATATGCTTCACCTGTTAACCCAAATGCTCCTGATAAAACGCTTCGTGGTAAGGCAATAACATTTTTAGTAATCGACGAAGCAGCATTCGTTCATCATGTTGATACAGCTTGGACTTCAATGGTTCCTGCTTTATCAACCAATCAGATGCAAGCCAAAAAAGCTGGAGTACCATATGGAACAGTTGTGCTTTCAACTCCTAATAAAACAATGGGAGTTGGACAATGGTATTTTAATAGATATACAAAATCTATTTCCAGGGATGATATTTTTGAACCATTTGTAATTCATTGGAAGATGATTCCCGAACTTGCTGAGGATCCTGATTGGTATAAAACTCAGTGTAGATTGTTTGATCATGATCAAAGAAAGATTGCACAAGAACTCGAATTAAAATTTCTACCATCAGAAGGGTCATTCTTTGAACCTGAAACTGTAGAGAAAGTTCAAAACGCAGTTAAAATACCAATGGAAATAATGAGGATCTTTAATGGAGAGCTTTGGAAATTTTCCAATACGTTACCTAATAGATATTACATAATGGGGGTTGATACTGCACCTGAACACGGAGAAGATAAATCTGCCATTACCGTTTGGGATTATGAAACTATGGAGCAGGTTGCTGAATATCAAGGAAAATGTAAAGTCTTGGATTTTGTAAAAGTTGTAAAAGTTTTAGCATCACAATATCCAGGTCTAATCATTGTTGAATCAAACTCATATGGAAACCAAGTAGTTGAGCAATTATATGCTAGCGAATTTTCGACTATGATATATAAAGAAAAACGAGGGCAACAAACATTGTTACCTGGTTTAGCAACAACTTCAAAAACAAGACCATTAATGATTGATGCTCTATATTCGTATGTTACTCAATTTCCGGAAATTATAAAATCAGAAAGACTTGCCCTTGAAATAACCGGATTAGTATCAAAACCAAGTGGGCGAGTTGAAGCAGATATTGGATGTCATGATGACTTAGTACTTGCTTCATCTTGTGTTATGTATGTTAGAAAGTATGATCCACCAATGTTAGTTGGCACCGCCGAGTTCTCTTCAATTCAATCTGAAATTACAGAAGCTTTAAAGAAAAACCTTTCTGTGACAGGAGAAATGACCAATGAATCCATAATGAGAACTGTTAAAGATAATATTAAAGACATGGGTGGATTTATAGATACTTTAACTATGTTTGAAAGAAGATAAGGAGACAAAATAATGTCTGAGTTAGATCTATTGTTAGAAGATTTTGTATGGGGCGAGGATCAATTAAATGAAGTTTTTGCTTCTCCGTTTGGTCTAAAACCCGTTGTAAAAATTGACGGAATGCCGTTATATGGATCAGATAGCTTAAATGAAAGTTATCTTAAAGCAATAGAAAAATCTGGTCGTACAAGTCCAGCTGCTTTAAAATTTAGAGGATTAGTTGAAAAGAGACGAATTGTTCCTTGTTTTCTAACTAAAGGTGTTCTCCAGTTTGTTGCATGGAAAGTATTCGCTCCAGTCCATATTCAATCTGTTATGGGATTTTACGATCCAACAAAAACAAAAAGAGTTTATATTCTAATTCAAAATAATGCTAATATCTTCTCTTTTGTATCTAATGATTTTTTAGCAAAGTTAACAATCCACGAACTAATGCATATGTTGGCAGATCTGAAAACAAGCATATTTATGAATATGTTTAGTAATGAACTGGCAGCATATTATAAAACTTTTTTTCAGATGATTTTCTCAATTAATGATTTAGATACTGGAAAAGTTAATAAAATCTTAAAATTCATATTTATGGATATTGAAAGGAGATCCGAAAAATTAACTAATGGTACATTAAATAAATATTCTGATCTTTTGAAAAAAGAACTTTCGCCAGTATCATCTCTAACACCACTTAAGTTTGATGAGATGTTACTAGATTACTTTACAATTATAAGACTTTATCTAACAAATGTTGCTAAATTTTTTGCATCCCGTGATAAGTTTAGACATATTTTAATACCTCTGTATTTATCATATAGAAATACATTTAATATGAAAAACTTAACTACAGTATGTATTCAAGAACTCATATTTCCATCAGAAGTTATTTGTATTCTGTCGGAAGACATGAGATATGGAAAGAAAGCTTTAACAGGAGCTGGAAAGCTCTAAGGAGATTTAATCTATGGCTGACCCTAAATTGCCACGAAGCACTGATTTACTGATGAAACAGTCTCAAGAAACTGCTTCGGATAGAGCAAAGAGGATAAACTCGCTACATACACACGTCGATAAAATTATCTCTGACCAAAATCGGGAAAATTTACACCTTTCAAAAGAGACCGATTCGTTGGGAAAACAGAAAGACAGATTAAGACGTGAATTAGATTATGCTCGCACAGACATCTCCAATGAACTATCTCAAGATTATAATAAAGTTGTTAAAGGACTCGGCGCTACCATTCAACAGATGTCTATTGGTATGAAAAACATTAGTATATCAACAGCTAGAGCTACTACAAATGCTATTTCACAATATGGAAAAGCAATTGGGCAAGATATAAACATTAATAAAACAAATACTGTTGTGATGGCACTAGCTCAGGCAACTCCACTATTTGGATATTTTGCTGCTAAGTTTATGGAAACAGACGTATTCCAAAATGCAGCAAAAACAATTAAAAACAAAATTGGTGGTGCGATGATTGCCGGTATGTCAATGGCCGGTAGAAAAATATCAGGAATGTTTAGCAGAGAGACTCCACGTGAAAAAATGGCAAAAAGGGAAAGAGAAATTGGAGCTCTTTCATCCGAAATTTCTTCTCTTAAAAAAGAATTTCGAAGAGGTATTCCAAAGGATAGGGCCCGCCGACAAGTTAAAAAGGGTAAAAAAGAAATTCCGAGTAATATTCCAAAGATGGCCGAAGGCGGGTACGTTAAAAAGAGTGGTGTGGTTAAAGTTCATGCTGGAGAAGTAGTAGCACCAATTGGCTCTATAGTAAAAGAAATAATCTCAAATATGCATGATTCTAAACAACAAGCATGGCAAGATCAAATGCTGAAAGCTCTGGTTGATTTAAAACTCGTACAAATAGGAACTAGTTCTAGATTAAAACTTGGATTACAACGAACAATTATGGAAAACCCAGCAATGAGAGGAATGTTAATGTTTGCTGAGGGATTCAAGTCTGTTCTCGGAGCTCCAATAAAGTGGTTATTTGGTGCTAGAGGCGGATACTTATCAGATGTAAAACGAGCAACTTCTACAAGTAATGTATTCTTAAAAGTAGCAAACCTTCTTGGTGTCCTTTATACAACAGCAATGCCGAAGTTAGATGCAATCGCTAAATATACAAGAGTATCTGCAACAGTAGCTGCTGGATATGAACCCACGCCGCCGCTTATGGACAAATATACAATGTTCCAAAAAGTGAAAGGGATCTTGAAAGGCAAGGGAAAAGGGAAAGGATTAAAAGGGAAAGGTATGGACACCATCTTAAGAATGGTTGGTGTCTCTGATGATGAAATAACTGAATTTAGAAAAGAAGGCGGATTGAAGGGAATGTTTGGTTTAGCCAAACAGGGGTTAGAAGCTTCTAAAGATCCATTAAAAGAAGGCATTGCCAGTGCTAAAGAGCATAAAAAACAAGGTATTGAAAGTGCCAAAGAATTACTGGAAAAAGGAAAAGAAGCTGCTCAAAATAAAGCTTTTGATCTTCAATTCCAAGCGAGAGCTGCAGCAAAAACCTTAAAGCATAAAGGGATTGTCGCTGCTAAAGAGGCAGCAGCAAAAGCAAAAGAGGTAGCTGAAAATGAAGCATTTGACCTTGAGTTCAAACGAAGAGCTGCAGCAAAAACCTTAAAACATAAAGGCGCGATGGGAATATTCGGTTCGGCCATCAAAGGCGCCAAAGGAACAGCCGGTTCGGTCGCCGAAACAACTTCCTCATACTTTAAGAGAATGACCAATTATCTCAAAGACCTTACAAAAATGAAATCTGACCAAGAAGAAAGAGAGAAACCACATTCTCCAAGTTGGGTTGAATATATAGGGCAGACATTTCATAAGGCAAAAGAAAGAGTTAAACAAGGAGCTGATCAACTTGATATTTCTGGAACAGCAAAGAAAAAGGCAGAAACTGCAACGAAATTTGCGAAAAAACATTATGAAAAAACAAGGGATAGAGGCGAGAAACAATTTCAAGAAATCAAGAAAAATAGAAAAGCGAATGAAGCACAAACTGGATTCTTATCAGGAATGGTAAAACGTGCCAAAGGATTAGGAAAGTGGATATGGAGCTTACTGGGGATGGCATATAGTGTGCTAGAAAAAATAGTTGGTTACGGCTTCAGCGTGTTAGGAACTATGCTAGCTCCTATTTTACTTCAATTAGGAATTAGTGGACTCTTTCGATCAGGTGGTCCCGGGTTTGGTGCTCATGCTCGGAAAGCAGGTCAAGCAGCCAGGGGAGCGGCTGGTAGTGTTGCACAAGGAGTTTCACAAACAGGACGAGTTGCTAGAAACGCAGGACCAAAGGCTGCTGCTAAATTTGCAGGAAAGGGTGCTGCTAAAACTGCTTTAGGGGGAGCTAAATTTGGGGGAAGACTTGTCGGAAATGTTGCTAAGGTTGGAGGTAAACTTGTTGGCGCTTCTCTCGGTGGAATACTTGGTATGGCATCGGGAGGGTATGACGCATATCAAGCAGTCCAAGACCCAGACTTTAAAGGCGGAAACATTACTAAAGGAGTTTCTGGATTCGTAGGCGGAACAGATTCTGGATGGTCTGGCGCAGCAGGCGGAGCTCTGAAAGGTGCCGGTATTGGTGCAATGGTTGGTTCATTTATTCCTGTACTTGGTACGGTAATTGGTGGTGCGATTGGAGCTGGAGCAGGTGGTATCCTTGGAGCAATCGGCGGTAAGAGAATCTCTGGAGTCATTGATGAAGTTACTGGCCCACTTAAGGGTGGTAGTGACATGGTAAAAGCAGCAAGGGCTGCTATGGAAAAGCAAAACAAAAAGAGAACTATGGATAACTACCTTGAAAAGCTGAAAGAGGGAGAAGCAGGTAGTAGAACAAATAGATATCGTCTTATTCAGCGAGACGCAGGAGAATCAGAGGAAGACTATAAGAAACGTGAAAAAACAGGAATGAGATTCGCTCTTGGAACTCTCGGCGCAACCGCTGGTAATTGGAAAAATGGTCTTTTAACTAGAGCTAGAATTAATGATGCTTGGTACGAAGTTGTTCTTAATAGTCAAGGTGGGCTAAAAGAATTACTATTATCAGAAGATCAAACTGGAACAGTACTTGGTAAAAAACTCGCCGAGGAAGAAAAATCAAAACGACAGGCTCAAGCTGATGCACTCCAGAATCAAACAGATGCCTTAAAAGATAAGATGGGTGAAGGTGCTGAAGCAACTGTAAACGCAACAAATGTATCTAGTAAGAATATAGTGGCTAGTACTAATAATATATCAAATGTAAAAACTGGTGGGGGCGGTCCTGGAAATAGAGGATTTGGATCTGGATCTGGATATGCATCTGATGTTGAAAGATGTAATATCAGTTAATAGGAGAAAACATGGCAGATGATGATTTAATAGGAAGACAAAAAGCAGATAATAGCTTAACAATGAGTTTGAGTCCATTCTTGAACGCATTTGGAATGCCTCCGCAATCATATGTTAGTGATGATATGATTAGAAATAGTATGCCAGTTATTGAGTTCTGGCCTGCTGAACCATATTTTGCTTCTGGTTTATCTCTTTTCCAATTAGATGAGAGTAAAGGAAAAACCAATTATCTAAAAATTCTGAAGAACCTTGGATTCGTTACAACACTTCCAATAAGAGCTGCATTTATTGCTGATAATTTTCCAACTGATACATTTTCAAATGATTATACTGAAACCTTTTTACAAAAATTTACTGATGTTGCTTCTTCTGCTCTTAGTCAGATAGTTCAAATGACTGGACAGGACAACGTACTTGGTGCTGCCGAAGTATATGGCAAAGAGTTACAAGGTGCTGGAGGCAAGATTGGTGGGGTAACGGGAGGTATACTTGAAAAAATTGGCGCCGGCAGCGCTACGGCAGCACAGGAATTACAGAAGTATATGGCATCTGGTAGTGAAGATGATGGCATGGTCGGAAACATGCTGAAGGGTGGTGGTGGTTTAATAAGTAAAATGTTAGCTGGTCATAGAATTGATTTCCCACAAATCTGGTCGAACAGCGGATATACTCCATCATACAGCGTAACAATAAGACTATACAATCCATTCCCGGGAAGTGTTGAATCAACTAAAAGGTTTATTGCTGGTCCCATTGCTTGTTTTCTAGCTTTAGCAACTCCAAGAACAGATAATGGTAATTCATATAGATGGCCGTTCTACCAAAGAATTAGGGTTGCCGGACTATATGAATTATCTCCAGCTGCCATAACTAATATCACAATTGTAAAAGGTGGAGATCAACAACAAATTGCATTTAATCAAAATTTAGGAATGTGCGATATAAGAATTGATTTTCAAGCTCTTCACAGAAGTATGTTATTAGAAGAAGAACCATCTGGCCAATTTAATAAAAGACCAACAGTAAGAAGATATGTAGATGAGTTAACAACACATTCTAGCAGTACATTTGTTAGAAGAGATAAAATGAATTCTAATAATTCTAAAGTAGTAGGAGTTAGTAGTGAACCAGTTGGTACTTTTAAAGACGACAGAGATAATATTCAAATTCAAAAAAATAAAGCATCTCAAATAAGACAACTAAAGGAGTCATATATAGAAGGTGTTGGTTATAGAACGCCAACAACAGAAAAACATACAGCAGATACCCTAAAGAGAGAAACTGACTCAAACTTTATATCACCACGTATAGAAGGGACTCCACCACCAAATATACCTTTTGACTATTCTGATATTGCGCTGAGTTAACAAACAGTATTCTTAAATACCATTGTTAAATAGTAGGCGAGAAATAAATTATGAAGAAATTGTGTTTGGGAGGTTAATTCATTATACTTTTTATTATAACCGATTTCTTTGAGAATATCGAGAAGTAAAATATTGATTTGCTGTTTGAAGTAGATTTTCATTCTAGTTCTTTTTATTGACATTAACTTTCTAACAAAAGGATAAAAGTCCTTCCCACATAAAGAATGAGAATTTTTCAAGTCTTTCACATACAGTTTATAGATAGTTCTTAAGTTATCAACATATTTAGTATTGTTTAGTTTATTAACTATTTGCGTTGCAAGAGCACTACTAATTCTAGCTTCCTTTCTAGATTCCATCATCGCATTGTGATCAACGTGTCTGTAAACAGTAATTTTTTGAACAACTTTATCTATTAATCTAGTACCAGTTTCTTGTGATACATTCTGAAATGCATTTTCATTGTCTTCATCATCTGTTGGAATTACTTCAGTTTTAAGGCCAACTCCTTCCTTAGCAGCTTTATGATATGTACTAGCAAAACTTCTCACACTTTGTTCAAGTCTATTACGACTCTCTTGCATAAATTTAGATATTTCATCAAGATCATTTTTTTCTAAACCTTTAGTCCATCTTCTTATCATTTCATCAGATAAGAAAAATAAAGCATTTGGAATTGTCTTTTCTCTAGAAAATAGATGTGTTCTAGTTAGAGTTTCTAATGCATATTTAAATGCATCATCAATACAATATGGAAAGTATTTGTGCATTAAGTTTGCATAATGTCGGATAATATAAAAAATCATCAAGTTTCGGTATCCAATCTTGTCTCTCTTTTTTATAAAATACTGCATCAGAAAAACATAAAAATTAGCAAGTGGGTCCATTTGCGCCATAAATTTCGCTTCTTTTCTTCCTGCCCATCTTCTTTTCGTAAATGCTTTTATTTCCTTTTCAGTTAACCCAGATAATCTAACCATCTCATAATAATGTTTTTTAACTTCAGGATAGAAGCAAGGTTCAGAAAGAGAACTTAAATTATGAGATACAGCATTCACAACAATTCGTTTTAATCTTGATACATCCATTTTAAGTTGTTGTAATAGTTCATCCATATTATATCACCCTAACTATAATTTCATCTTGTATAAAATATACATATTCCGGTCCATATTTTAGCAATTGATCTTGTGTCAAATCTCTCAACTGAAAGTTAAAATAAATACTTGTAACAGGCTGTTTAAGAGTACAGTGACTAACACCATCAACATTCTGAACTATATCAATGATTTCTGAACGGAATATCTCTATATTGGTTCCAAACCTATCAACAAACGCATTATAGACCGCTTCCTGTACCGATGAAATAAGCGATGAAAGAGTTCCGCTATAAGTAGTTGATCTAAATACTTCAATTTCAATAATCAAAGGACAAGTATAAACTGGTAATGGAATCCATCCTTTAACTGAATAAGTATAATTTTGTCCTTTATTAATAATATAAGCAATACTATCAGAAACAGGTTGAGAATATGTAAATATAAGTGCTGTGGCATCAACGCATTTAGCAATATAATCCGCATTACGATATTCTTGCCCAGTAATAATATAACGATCATCCAAATTACATGAAGTAGGTAATATAGGAAGGATGTCAACTATGTCTGAAATGGTTGGTACATTTAATAACATATTAAGCAACGGACCGTAAGTGTTTGTGAATTTAGTATTTGAAAAATCTGTAAGCATTCTATAATCATTTAAATCCATAGTTGTAATTAATTTTTGCATAACCTCAAGTTCAAATGCTCTCTGATCTATATCATCATAATACTCTGATAGTACCACCGGAACATCATAAACGTAAGTTGCTGTACTATCAAAATCTACATTTGATCTCATAAAGTCAGATAGATCATCTGTGAATGTAACCTTATTAGAATATGTTACAACCGGATCACCTAAGGGATCGCTAATTGTAAACTCGTAAGTCTGCTCACCTGAGGGTATATCAGTATAAGGATCAAACGTATATA